GCCCATTGTCTGAGCTTGGTACCGGATGGGTGAAAGACCAACGAGGCCATCGAGAGTAAAGCCTTTGATGTGCAAGATGTCGTCTTCAGGATAGCTCCCTCCATCTTCACCTTTTTTATCGTAAAAATACTTAATCTCACCGGACTTGCTACGACTAACGGTCATTGCTTCTGGATCAAGTATGTCCAGGGCGACGACTGTCTTTTTATCTTTGGTACGATGTATTAAAGCGTAGGCGTTACCCCACAAATCTAAAGAGGCTACCATGGCCTCCCAGAATTCTGAGGCTGTCATGTCAGCATTAGGCGCATCATGCAAAATACGATAAAGACTGTGATTTTTGGCAATCTCTTTATTGTCATCTCTAAGGTGCAGAGGTAACGATGCGATTGTCTCACTACGTAGACGCACACACGCCCAGACTGTTGAAAGTTTGAGTGCTGTTTCTGCATTGACTACAGTATTGGACTCCGATCCATTGCTGGTTACCGGCGCAGACTCTGTGCCCTTATCCAATCGTCTGCCAGCACTACCTAGATGCCAGCGGTTTTTAAACCGTGTCCACCAGTTAACATCTTGTAAGCTAGCCATATTTATCTCTATGCAATAATTGGGTCATTTAAAAAGTCATCTAAGTTGCCGCCATCGTGATCGTGGACACTTGCTCTAGCCAGAGCCATGATGCTAGCCACTGGCCCATCAATCTTGTTTTCAGCACGTTCTTTATTTGGATAAATATTGTCTTTACGGTCTAGGGTGGCCACCACGTTGGACATCATCCATGTCATCACAGGACAATTCCCATGAGCCCATCGCTTTGACAGCACCAACGCTTCAAGCTCCTTCATAGGCTCTGACATATTCTGTACTGTATGGCGTATCTCAACCATGGTTGCACCAGCGTCTTCCATGTTTTGCGCTAGCTGAGTTGCTTGCCATGGATCAAAGGCGATCTCTTGGACATTATGCTCTTGCATGTCGTCAGCCAATTCATCTTCAATGGCGCTAAAATCAATTACCTCACCATCAGTGACTGTCAGCAACCCAAGCTTGTCAAACTCGTTATAACGCTCGCTATTAACCTCGCCTTCTTCCATTAGCCGTGCTTCTGGAATGTAGTACTTGCCATGAACGTGGTAATTGGGGTCATCAAGAGTGGGCGGAAACACCATAATCTTGGCAACAATATCAATCTTAGTTGCCAAGTCTAGCCCTATGTAGCAAGGCCTATCCTTTAACTCTTTAAGCGATTTACGCTTTGGTGCTTCATTCCACTTGGACATATTCATCCACGCAGACTTGGCACCGACAAACTCATTGACGTGCTTGGTTCTAAATGTGTTTTGTTTGCGGGCCGATTGAATAGCGTCACGACAACGTGCTTTTAAGTAGTCACCGTTTACAGAGACATCGTAGTTAGGATTGGCCTTGCGTAGCGCGGTCTCGCTAGACCATTCATCCTCTTCATCTTTGGTGTAGATCATTGCCCACATATCAGGCATATCAAGTACGCCTTCGAGCATTTTCTGAGCATCTCTGACTAGCATGTAGCATGGGCCGCCGATATTAGATCCAGCCGTTGTGATGACAACCATCATTGGTTGATCACGAGCACCCATCCCTGTTTCCATGGTGTCGTATAGTGATGAGTCTTTATGCTCATGATATTCATCGACCAGTGCGCAAGACGGACTTGATCCATCGCCAGGATTACCAATGACAGGCTCGAATCTTGAACCATCGGCAATCACGTTTAGGTTGGAGGCGTTAGACTCTATGCCCCAGCGCTGTTTTAACGCAGGCGTTCTGTCCACCATCTGCTTGGCTGGTCTAAACACCTCCCAAGCTTGCTTCTCTGTCGTCGCACCCGAATAGACTTCTGCGCCAAATTCATTGTCAGCGACAAACATATATAAGCCGATACCGGATGCGATAACTGACTTACCATTTTTACGAGGTACAAAAACAAGTAAGCGCCGGTACCGGCGCAATTTACTTTTTTTATAAATCCATCCAAACGGGATACAAACACTAAATATCTGCCAAGGTTCAAGAGTTATTTTTAATCTCTCTTTTGCCCATTTGCCTTTGGTGTGAGGGAGCAGCTGGATAAATTTAGCGACTCGCTCAGCTCGATCTAAATCAAACTTATATGGATAATCTTTACTGCGGCTTTTTTTCTTGTCTTCTAAGTGCCGCTCACAAGCTAACTTAATCCATTTGCAAGCAAGAATTTTTCCCGACACAACGTCACGAGCGTACTTTTCAGATTTTGCGACGTTAGGGTGTTTGTTGCGGGCCATTTCATAGTTTCTTGTCTTTTATTTGGACGTAAAAATCACCTAAAGGTGATGAGTTAATTGCCGTTTAACCAAGCGCCGCGAGAACGCTTAATATCTTTCATGAGCGAATCATAGGTTTCGTAAGTGGTGAATATAGTGTGGTCTGTATGTATGTCCGCAAGCCCTGAATCCGTTTTGCTAATACTAATCACTGAGCTCAAATTCAGTGTGACTTTTCTGCCCGTTGACAGGCTTGTCACTTCAATAAATCCAATCATAAAACATCCTCAAAAATCATCAAAAGGATTACCAGAGTCATTACTCTGCTTTGGACCCATAAGCCTTTGTCTTGAGCTTGGGTCTAAGCCAAGCAAACTACCAAACTGGACCATCTGTCTTTTAGCTTCATTAACCACTGTGACGGATGGGTTTTTTATCACTGTCTTTTCAGTCTTTATCGTAATGCCGTTTACATTAATGTCTTGCTCAGCTTCACGCCAACGGCAATACGCCATACAAAACGACTCAACATTATGTAGATCTGGTACAGTCAAAATATCGTTGGCCAATAAATCAGGAATAAGGGTTTGCCACATTTTTTGCGCTATCTCAGGCATCCACTCTGGCGGTTCAACATCAGTGAGCCTTGAAAAATCAGGCTCATTTTTGTTCAATGCTCTCTTGCCGGGGTTGCCAGCAAGCTGTTTTTGCTTAGTGGGTTTTGGCTTGCGGCCACGTCCAGGTACTGTGGCAATACCGCCCATGGCCATCTCCAAATCCGGTGAATTTTGCTTTGACCTAAGTTTTTAATTTCGCGGTCGTAAATATTTACTTAGGGGGGCGGTGTCTATAGGCTTTGGGCCCAACTCTGACCCCACCCTCCCCCTATTCGTTGGCCGTCTTGGTCTGGTGGCAGGGCCTGCAGAGAGACTGAAGGTTATCAGCGTCATCGGTACCACTTTTAGATTTGGGTACGATATGATCTACATCAGTGGCTGGCGTGAGCCTGCCTGCGCGCTTGCAAGCCACGCAAAGATAGTCATCACGCAGCAGTATCGTCTTGCGAAGCTTGCGCCATACGTGTCCGTAACCACGTTGATGACTGCTTCCATGTCTGCGCTGGTGCGCGGTCCAGTTGGTGCGCTCATCTGAGTGGTCATCACAGTATCCTTTGTCTTTGCGAGTTGTGAGGTTTGGGCAGCGATAGTGGCGGCATGGAGTCTTGGCCATATCAAACTCCGGGCATAAAAAAGCCCACGCTGTTAGACGTGGGTGGGAAAGAGGTTGGTGCCCTCAGCAATGAAGGTGCCAGATTAATTAGTATGACCCGTCGGACAGGACTCGAACCTGTGACCTCATAAACTAAACAGTGACGCGCTCTGACCAACTGAGCTACCTACGGGATATTGAGCTGCTAACACATCGTGATTACTTGCCACATGAAACGTTCGTCAGTCATGCCAGCTTCGTAGTAAGTTGCCATCGCCAATGGCTAGCGGGTATCTCGATGTCATGTGCTGACTGTGGCTAAATCAATCAGGCATAAAAAAAGGCAATTGGTTCGAGACCAATCGCCTTTTATAAATACTTTGTAGCTTACTTATACTTAATACCACTATATATGCATACTACTGCAGAGTGCGGCATGGGTCAAGCTGTTATAGTTACATTAATTATCAAACCTAAGCTTTGTGATATTTAATAAGGCGAACAACCCATAATGTCCTCTCTATAGATTTTTGCTAATTCTCTTGCTGCAAAATGCATTTCATAAATATAATTATTTTTATGCACTAGGTCATTGACTGTTAAAACTCTAGTGCCATCTCTTAAGCAATCACTAATTGCCTGTTGCCTTATGGAATTACATAGTCTTTCAAGCGCTTCGTAGAATCTTTCACCTGCACTAAGAGTGTTTACTAATTCTAGAACGCTGCCTCTACTAAGAAATTCAAAACTATTTCGTGCTCTTGTGAATTCAGCCAAATTATATTCATCAAGAAGAAGTAAGAAAGGCTCGCAATCCTCTTCTTTTACATAACCTCTGTAGAAGTCCCAATTTTCTAACCATTGTAAATCAGACATAGTAATAAATTTAGGAATTACTTTCTTTAAGACACTTAATGAGCTTTCATAACCAATGCTTTCATCCCTAATTTTAGATATTTGCGATGTTAACCATGGAAAATAATAATCTCTAGCCTCCTTAGGTAGTGCTTCAAAAGGGTTTATATCTTCCCAGTAATATACTAGAAATTCAAATCTCCCTCCATCACGCCGAGAATAAATATTTTCTTTTTGAAGCAAGCAATTTTGTATAGATTTATGTTTACTGGCAGTAGTAAAGACAACAAATATATCTATACTATGTGGAAAGTTATCAGTTTTATAAAGCTCAGCAAAAACATCATCAATAGTTAACTTTTGCACATCCTTGCACTGTATAACAATTGAAGGACAAGTTCTCTGATTTGATATCAAATCTACTCCATGTTGTTTCTCACCGTTTGAACCATATTTTGAGAAACTAATACTTAATCCATATTTATCACTTGCATATCTACTAGCTAAGTATTTACATATACCCTCCCAATCATGGTGATTTCTAACTTTTAACTCGTTCATTAATAAGTCCTTATAAAATAGGCAGGCTACTATAATCATGTATATAAATTATAAATACTAATGATTTTTCAAGCCTAAGTTTTTTCTATATTTCTCTACATTTATGTCAATCAAGCTAGCTAAGCTATCAAGCCCATCCAGCATCAACCGCTGATAACACAAGAAGTTATTGCTATAGCTACGGTCATTCATTGTGATTCCGCTAAACAGTAAGCGCCCTTCCACTGTATATAGTGGCCATAGGTCGTATAACTCAAAATGCAGGACCATGCGCGCCATGAGTCCTGCCAGCTCTTCCAAGCTATGCTCGCTGCCCTTGGGGGCCTGCCTACCATCAATCCTGCATTGCTGCAGCATTGCCTTCGCTAGATAATCAACCACTTCATTAAAGTGCACAGCCCAATCCCATTTTTCGTCACCACCCCACAATAGTAGGCTTGCCAGCGACTTAGCCGGCTGGCTATCAATCAAGGCTATAGCAGCACTACGGTCTTCCCATGTTACTGCCGGCGCCTCACCGCCTTGCCCAATATCAAACTTCACAGTCTTGGCATGCATGCCGCGCTCGAGCCAATCAAGATTGCTTAAAGATAAGCGCGGACTGGTGCCAAAACGTCTCTGTATTACTTTATTCATCGCCTACCTCAGCTCGTTATATATAATGCAAAACACGGCCAGCACCGCGGCTGGTATTGCTGTATCAATATCCACCAATTGCTCTCCTTGCTCATATGTCTATCTCCGCTCACTGTTGCTATAAGAACTCGCCTTATGCAAAGCTTCTACAATCGGCATAACACCAATGGCCACTAGCATTCCTGCCGCAACCCACTGCCCAGAACTAACCCCGCCTCCCGTTAACAGCAGTGTATAAGTCAGAACCACGGCTGGCAGCCAAAAAACCGCCATCAATACTGCCACCAAAACCCACAACATCGCGTTACGACTCATATATCATCCCCTTGCTCAAACGTCCGCTCAGCACATCGATATGCCGCCCTATACTCACCATCAGTCATTCGTAATTTCATATCATCAATCAAAAGCTTGTCGAATACATTGTTCTTATGGCGCAGCTGCTTGGGATAACTCTTACGTAGGGCCTGTATTGCAGACTTAAGCTCTTCTAACTTGGCGATAGACGCCTTGCGACTAGGATGCCCCTTTTCAGTACCTTGTACGATAGACTCCATGCGCCGGCAGGCCAGCTTTAAATTGTCCATCTGCTCTTTGGGCGTAAGCTTGTCATCACATCT